CTAAAGGGTCGCCTACTGAATAACCAGTACCTTTATTGTCTAATACAATTTCAGTAATTTTTCCAGGTCCTATATCTTCGATTTGAAATAATGCACCCTCACCACCGGCAGTCAAAGTAATAATATCACTTGTTAAATTTAACGAACCGTCATTTGTAATGTTTTTTGTACCAGGTATACCTGTAATATTTGCTTTAATAAAGTAATCGTCTGTATCAGCTGTTGTACCTTGTATTTCTTCACCTACAACAAATGTTCCTTGAATACTATCTGCATTTAGAATTAATTGTGTAACTGTAGAAGCACCAATCTGGAATGTAGATGTATTTTCTACAATAGCAGTTGTGTCTGAAGTTTGACCTGTTATTGTTCTACCAATTAATAATGTTGCGTCACCTACTGTTGCAATAACTCTTAATACTTTTAAGGTATCGAATTGTCCATCGGATGCCTTAAGCATTTGTTCTCTAGGATAAATTGTTTCTGATTGTTCACCAAATAATATTCTAAAAAACATCTCATGGCCACGAACTGAACCTTTTGACCTATAAAGTGATTTAATATTTTTAATTAATTTTCTTTTATCAACACTTGCAGCTAAATTTTCTGGTAGTGTTGCTAAAAACTCATCTCTCATTTGTGTTAAGAAATGGTTAATAACTCTATCTGGATCCCTAAAGTTAATTAAGTCTGTAATATTATTTACAGGATTAGGTCTGTAGTTTGTAACATTTGCTTGAGCGCCTGAACTTGCACCTACAATAATCTCACCATCTATAAATTTATCTTGTGCTGATATTATTAATCTATTATTTGCAATGTCTTCGACTAATACATTTGCTGTAGCTTTTGATGTTTGACCTGTTACTATCTCACCTCTAGTAAATTTACCGTAAGTTGATTCTTCTAAAAGAATTTTATCACCAGAATCTAGGAATGTTCGAGCTGTGTCTTTACGACTAGAGTTTAAAACTAAATTGTTTGTTTGACCTGTTTCTGATTGAAGTAGAATACCATCTGTGCCCTCAATAGTATCAACAGATAATTCAGCTGATTCTAATAATTGATAATAGACTTTTAAAAATTCGGCAAACTTTGGGTGGTCAGCGACAACAAATTCTGGAAGTTGGCTGTTAAGTATTGTTGAAATTTTATCATTAAATTTTGCCATTGGTCATTAATAACTTGATGTTGTTGTGTAGCCTACACCAGCATCAGCCGAGCCTCCCACAAATGCGTCTGCTGAAACCGTGATAATAGAATTAGATACATCTAACTCAACAATTTGGTCTCTTACAGGAACAATATCGTTTGAATCTGGTGTAACAGTTATTTCAACAACAGTTGAAGTAGTAGACCTAATATTTGAAATAGAAGCAACATTTAAAGAATTCAATGTAATTTCTCCTGTAGAATAATCTATTGTACCTTGTGATTCATTTGCGTATGTTCTAATACCAGATGATAGATAATATCTTCTTACATTACCTGAACCGTCATCATCTAAAAACATTTCAAAGTCACTACCTGTAACTTTAAAACCAGTTGAAGATAAAATACCACCAGCAGCCATATTATGTCCTGAATGTGGATTGAATACAGCATTTCTAAAGTAGATATTATATTTTTGTGATGAACCTAAAGTAGGTGTAAATGTTTTTCTAATTTTTACAGTTGTAATATTAGATAGAATACTATTATCAACATTGTCAATTATTCCTGTTAATTTAGAATGTCGATATATTGAATCAAACTTTTGTAGTGTATTTGTATTGTAATTTGTAATAGCAGTAATAATTTCTGATTTTAATGTATCACTTGATTTAGTTGTTGTTGAGGTATTATATTTTACATTTGATGTTAACAATACCGAAGTAGTTTCTGGATCCACAATTTGAGGAGATACTGAAGCTACATTATATGGTTTTAGTTTATTAACAATATCTTGTTTAGTTGTTTCTGTAAGTGTTGAACCTGAAGCAGCTTTAACACCAATCTTTACAATACCATATCTTGGCGTTTCATCATCTTCACCACCCCACGCACTTACTGACAATGCATTAGGATAAATTTGTTTTACCAAAGTTTCATAATCAGTTGTTGTAACAGCTCTCTCTTGAGCTGCATAATTTAATGGTGCATTTAATCTAATTGATTCGTCTGTTTCACCAGCTGCACCACCTTGAGAAGATGATACTGTAGAAATTGTAGTATTAGTAAAACCACCAATATTTCCTGATAAAGCAAATGAACTAGCGCCATTTGAATCTTCAATATTTGTAACAATGTATTCTAGTATAATAATATTACCGTCTGCTAATGCTTTACCATTTACACCATCACCAAAATAAATTTCATATTTGCCGTCTTGGCCTTCTTGTATAAAATAAACTTTAGATTCAGTAGTTACATTATTATAACCACCTGCTAATGAATATGTTTCTGTTGTTGTGTCACTTGAACTGTTTTGAACTTTTACTAATAAAGTAGAAGTATCAGCTCTAGCACTTGGTATGATAAATCTTTGGTCAACATCCGTAGTATCAGCTGTATATTTAAATGTTACTAAAGTGCCCTCGTAAATAGAAACATTATTGAATTTGTAAATACCGGCTGAAGGTGTAATCGTAACATCCGAGTTTGTTACATACTGATAAGAAACATCATCAACACTTGTAGTGAAGACAGTACCTTTATTCATAGTAACACTTGTACCTGTAGCATTGTTCAATGTAATATCAATAGCCGCCATTGGCGCTCTAGGTGATGATGGTGTGTAACCAATCATCTTTGCTAATGATACAATATTATTTCTTATGTCAGCACTATCAAGATATAACTCATTTGTTGCCATGTTAGCAAGATAAGCTAGATAGTGAGTATTGTAAGATAAAATATCTAAAAGAATATTTAAAGAACTACCTTCAAAATCATAGTCTTGAAATTGTTTTTGACCTTGTAAAAAGGATTTTAAGTTTAGTTTGATTGCGTCAAAATCGAAATCAGAAACTACTAACTTATGTTGAATGGTTGACATTTATTATCTTACCCTTTGTAAAAATGTTTGTACTTGTTGTGGACCTGATACGCCAACAACATAAAAATAAATATCTACAACTAATCTATTTTTATCTTGGTCATCATCCACAGAAACATTTTGTAATTGTATTCTTGGTTCGTAGTTAATTAAAACTTCTTCTATTTTTCTCTGTAGAAAAACCCTTGTCATAGGTGTAAAGTTTTCAAAAAGTAATTCTCTAATACCACAACCTAATTCTGGATGAAATGGTCTCTCATAAAAGTTAGTTTGAATTAAATTTCTAACTGACCTTTTAACAGCCACAACATTTTCAACTACAGCAACATCATTTGTAACTGCGTTTCTATTAAAGTCTAAGTCAATATCCCTAAACTGTCTGGAGTTTCTTGTACTTTTACTTTGTGTTTGTGAATCATAGACTGCCATACGGATATTTATAAGGTTTTTCTAACCGTTTGCAAAAACATTACCAGAACCATTAGTCATAGCACCAGCGTCTGTACTATCGCCAATTCTTGCAACTGCTAATCCCTCTACAAATACATTTGGAGAACCTGCATTTACATTGGCTACATGAGGCGCACAAGGTGGTGCTGGCGGAAAAGGGTGTGATACAGTAGGGTCACTCACTCTTGCAATCAATATACTGTTTGCAAAACATGTACCTTGTCCTGGTGTATCTAAAGTTGTCGTACTGGCACAAATATGACCAGTAGATAAACTATCACCTTTTCTACTAACGGCTGGCATTTTTAGCTTTTAAGGCCTCTCTTCTTTTTTCTTGTAAAATTGATTGTCTTAACTTTCTACCTATCGGTATAATAATAGAATGACACATCTCTTTGCCTTTTTTACTAATATACTCGACACTTATCATCTTGTCTTTAAAATCACCTTGTACTGACTTGGTGGCTTTCTTTAAACTTATTGCTTCTTTTTCTTTTTCATCACCATCTGCATTCCAAAACTTAAATAATCTCATTTTTGCCATAAAACCTACTTGTTAATTGGCGTATCACATCTACATTGTTTACAACATTCAATCGTAACTTGTTTTCCATCGCCATCTGTATGATTTCTCATACATGGACTTCCACAATGACACTCATGCCCACAATTTTTGCAATATTCCATGTTATTTCCTTTTTATACTATTTATATTAAAAATCACAAGTCATTTTTCCCGACTTATATTCGGTTTCAGTTATATTTTGTGAATTCTCTACTACTGATTCGCCGATTCGCTCATAATCTGGCGAAATTTTGCAATTTTTAACAGTTTTTGAGCATCCAGACGCTAAAAAGAACAAAGTAAGAACAAAAAATATTAAATAGCGTTGATTTATAAGGGTTTTTTTATGCATTTTTTTGAAAAAAAGTGAATTTAGTGCTTGACTTTACTATTTATCTAGTGTAGGATGTA